CACTTATTGTCAATTTCTATCATAAATATCCTCCTAATTTTTGAAAGTAATAAATTAAATAAATTATACCATATTATATTTACATAAATGTTAATAAAACTTAATTTCCATACTTTATAGTAAATGTTACTTATATTTAATAGTTTACGTGTTATAATAATTTGAGGTGATTTTATGGGATCAACATTAATTGTTGGTGATATTCACGGTTGTTACGATGAGCTGGTTAAATTAATAGAATTATAGAATTATCCAGATAATATTATATCTGTTGGTGATATAGTAGATCGGGGTAATCAAAATGTTGAAGTAGTTGATTTTATTAAACAATATTCTAATGATAAAAAATAGTTTCAAGTAGTTAGGGGTAACCACGAAAACAAACATATTAGAAGATTTATGGGTCCTATGCAACTTATTGCTAAGTCTGAATTTGGTGAAAAATATTATGAATTTTTAGAGTTTACAAAGAAAACTCCGTAGTATTTTAAAAACGAGACTGTATTTGTAATTCACGCTTTTTATGATTATAATTTATTATTAGATGAACATTTATCAGAAATGAATGTGGGTATATTATACGGACATAAATACCAAACTAACGAATTAATTAAAAAATATAACAAAGAATATATTTATAACTGGTGGAAATATATGGATTTAGATATACCAATATGTTTTGGTCATTTAAAATACGATAATCCAGAATTAATACCAAATAAAGTTTATGCATTAGATGGTTCAGTTGCATAGAAAGGGTATTTACATGGATTATTAATGCCAGAAATGAAAATAATTTCTGTTAAAAATGATAGATTTGATTTTGCCAATGATACGGGGTTTATATATCCAGATTTTTATAGTAATCCTCGAATATTTTTTAAGGGAACATTATCTCAAATGGAAGGCGTATTTACTGGGGGGTTTGAGATTAAACGAAATGGGGAACTTAGATTAAGTAAAGAATATAGGAATACTATTTGTGATATTTATGATGAAATATTAGAAGAAAAAGAACGATTACATATTGATGGTGATATAATAAATGACATTTTATAGAAATCAAAAAAGCAGCACAAAATACGAAATAAACTAAAAGATGCTATGGAATAGGAACATAATTTATTATTATACAAATAAGGGAGGAAAATAATGATAGGATTAGTATATGGATATTTAACAGATGAATTTGATTCTGATATCCACGTAAAAAATAGATGCGAATATCGGGATTTTTGGAAAAATTGGAAAGATATTTATATGAAACGCATATATAAAATATATTTTGATTTAAACCTAACAGATTTAAAAACTCCCGATTTTAAAGAAAAATTAGCTAAATTGTGGGATATTGAAAATAAATTAAATAAATTGCCATTTGAAATAGAATGGGAAAATTATATTATTGAAGAGTATGACGATGATTATAATGTATTTTCAGATGAATTTAAGGTAGCAAAAAAATATAGATTTAAAAGAGACCTTATAACTTCTAACTTAAATTTAGAAGTTAAACCTTATGGATACCCCGATTTATGTGATTATATTGTATGTGATCCAGCTTATCTTTTTTCGGTTGAATTGTCTGATATTAAAGCAATAGATATTCATACATTACCAAAAATTACACCCGATCTAAATTCAAAAATAACTAAATTTCTAGTAGAGATGGGAGCCAAAGCAAAGGATATTAAATGTAATTGGTATCTGGTAAATTATAATTCTTATTATACTAAAATAAGTGTATAAAATATAATATCAAATATTTTTAGAATTTATATTCGTATAAATTAAAGTTTTTGTTACTTTAATTAACTGGAATGTAATAGTATTTACTGAGTCGTATTCTTATATTATGTGGAATATGATATTATTATGTTGAGGAACAAAAAAAGAGGAGGAGAAAGAATGAAGAAGAATGTAAAGGAAAGACTGAACGAACTGATTAAGGATTTGGTGTCATTCAAAAAATTGTATAAGTTAGCAAATGAGCGTAAGGAAACTCTTACGTCAGAAGTAAAAGAAATAATGGAGGCGGAGGGTATAGAGACATTTGAAGCAGAAGTGGGAGTTGCGGGTATAAATAAATATGACCGCGATAACTTTGATATGAAAAGTTTCAAGGTTAAGTACCCCGAAATTTATAAGGAATTTCTTACTACCAATACAGTAATAAGACTTGACGTTAAGGAGGGAAAATAATAATGTCAAAAGAAATAATAAAGAAGGCAATTGATTTTCTTGCTTCTAGATGCGATTATGCCCAATCCCGTGATGGGGTTGGGTTTAATGGAACCGATTCTAATTTCGGTCACATTTTGGCAGATACAGATGCAACTAGGTGGTCACCAAAAATGACTTTTATTGCATATAAAATGTTAAAAAAGTATAAGAGTCAACTTCTTGAGGGTGGTATTGAGTTTGACAAAATACTCCCCCCACCTGATCCCGAAACTCTTCCCGATGATAAAAAATATCCCAATAGAAAACCAAAAGTAGTTACACCTAAAAAAATAACTACTGTTGGGGATAAGTTTTATATTACATTCCCCTATGATCCTTCTACTGTTTTGCTAGTAAAGCAATTAGCAAAACGAAAGTTTGATAGGGATGCTAAATTATGGATTGCTAATCAAGATTTAGCGAATGTAGAAGGAATTTATTCTCTAATTAATGATGGATTTGAGGTCGATGAAAACGTTAAGTCTATACTTGAAAATCTTGTTCATAAATATGAATCCAATCTAGCAGAATCCACCGCTAGTAATGCTGATATTGAAGTAGAAGGATTAAATTTAAGTCTATACCCGTTTCAAAAAGCGGGAGTAGCCTATGCTATAAAAAATAAGAGAGTATTTATAGCAGATGAAATGGGATTAGGAAAAACCGTTCAGGCAATAGCTACTATTCATAAACTTAATGCTTACCCTGCAATTATAGTATGCCCCGCTTCTTTGAAATATAATTGGGAAAAAGAGTGGAATACATGGGTAAGCAATAAAACAATATCTGTATGGAATGGTACAGGGGATCCAGCGGACATTGTTATAATAAATTATGATATGCTTAAAAAAAGAATTGATGACTTAAAATCAATAAATGCAAAATCAGTTGTATTTGACGAAAGTCATTATTTGAAAAATAGTAAAGCACAAAGAACAAAGGCAGCCAAAGAGTTATCTAAAAAAATAGAATATCGATTTCTGTTAACAGGAACACCAATTGTGAATAGACCAGTTGAATTAATTTCACAACTAGGGATTCTTGGTAGGCTTCAAGAATTTGGTGGATTTTGGAAGTTTGCCGAAAACTATTGTGCAATGACACATAACGGTTATGGTTATGATCTTACGGGTTCATCAAACCTTGATGAACTCAATGAAAGACTTCGAGGTCTTTGCTTCATCAGGAGAGAGAAAAAGGAAGTACTTAAAGAACTTCCTGAAAAAATAAAAGTAACCATACCAGTTAATATAACCAATAGAAAAGATTATGATAATTATGAGCAAGATTTTATTGACTGGATTAGAAGAAGAAGGAATGAAGCTACCTCTAACAAAAAAATAATGGAGCAATTCAAGGATACAAATCTTACGCCCGAACAAATAGAATCAAGGGCAAAGTGGATTGCACAATCAAATTCTGAACAAGCTGAACACTTATTCAGGATAGAAACCCTAAAGCAGAAAGCAGCACTGGGTAAGATGGATGAATCAATTGAATGGATTGAAAATTTCATCGAATCTGGTGAAAAGTTAGTAATATTCGGAACACATAAAAATATAATTAAACTTATTTCTGAAAAATTCAATTGTAAGTCTATTACTGGGGAAACATCACTGAAAGAAAGACAAGCAATTGTAGAAGATTTTCAAAATAACCCTGATACAAAATTGATAGTATTAAATATAAAAGCTGGTGGAGTAGGACTTACTCTAACAGCAGCCTCAAATGTATTGTTCTTAGAATTTCCGTGGACTCCTGGAGATTTGGAACAAGCAATAGATAGATGTCATAGAATAGGGCAACAAAATTCAGTAACAGCATGGTTCTTTGTTGGTAAGGATACAATAGATGAAGAAATCATAGGAATGATTGGGATAAAGCAAAATGTAGTATCCCAAGTTACCAACACGAATAAAATCACTGAACGTAAAACGCTATTGCATGTATCAGTGAAATAAATTGTAATATATACAAGGTGATTACTAAGTAATCACCTATTAATTGTATAAAAAATATTTCAAGTATATAATATCCAAATATCAGAATATTATTGTAGACGTTACATAGACAATTCCCAAATCTAACTATTCAAGTCTAACTAAGAATGAATAACTTGGCACTGTTATAGTTATACTATTTCCCTACAATACAGGTATCTATTTTTCTATCTACTACTATACTTCTACTGGATCTGTTTCATCGAAACTATGATTTATCCATACATATACTAAATCCTATGTATCATTTTGAATTAACATTTCTTGTCTATTTACAGTTAATGTTTCATCATCGGGTGTATAATCAATAAATGTTTCCTATACAGTGATTGATTCTGTTTTTGTATTAATTACAGGCGATGGTACGGGCAATACATCCATATCATCAATAGAAATTAATGTATGTCTTAAAGATTCGGGTATATAGTATGCTATATCGACTGTTCCGCCTTCTTTTTCTATATATTTAGTTAAAAGCAACCCATCATTCTAAACATAAGAAATTGGTAAATCATATGTGTTACTGTTATTTTTATATCTAGGCATTATTATCCCCCCACCAGAATTAAATTATCTTTAATATACTTTAATAGTATATATTTAACGGTTTCAAAATTACTCTCTTTATTAGTTATATAGAATTCTTGATCCTATATAATAGTTTTACCTATTTTGATTGTATAATTATATATATAAATATCTTCTTCGCCAATTTGAATTCTTAATGATGTACAATCTTCACAAGCTATTGTTCCGTTTTTTAACAACTATTTTAATGTTTCCTCGTTATTTATAAAATTTAATAATGGCTAAATTTTATCTGATTCTGTTTTATAACTTAATGATACATCTATTTCTAAATTCATCTATTCTTCTCCTCATTAATAAACAGAATTTTCTCCATCTAACTTGCCTTTAGACTTTATTCCCATCATTTTATCCATCTAGGGATCATCTATTAAACTATCATTAGCATAAAATCCCGTTGTTTTA